GTTAGCAGGTCTATCAACAAGTGATACTTCAACGATCTGTCCGTCAATAATGCGACCATTAGCCGCCTTCTGATCGCGCACAACGCGAGGTGACTTGATACCTATTGAGAATCCCTTAAGTACGCCTGACTCAACTTTTTTAACGCTAACAGGATCAACGACAAGAACGCTAATGTAATGACCGTCTTTTTTAGCTTCATATTCTTTTGCTACTCCTGCTGCTATAGATGAATGTTGTTCACGAATGTTGCCGCCTGTCTTGAACCACTCAGGCATAGCGGATGAAAGCCAAACATCATCACAAATTTGTTGGTCAATGTCTAGTGAATCGTCTGTTGCCTTGCCGTACACAAGAAGCGAACCATCGTCTTGCTTTTCTTGCTTAATAATCGCTGCATAACTGTTAGCGAAATCCATTATTGCTCCTTAAGCCGAGTAGATAACTGAAACTGCGCCTGTTGATGTACCTGCGGCTGAAACTGCATAGAGAGAATCATTACCGTGCATCCAAATTTGGACACTACCTGCTGCGACAAGATTTTGGCCACCATTTACACCAACTGTATTTGTTACCGCATTGTCGCCAAGAAAAATTGCGGCTGAATCTCGGTTATTAACTTGAACGGCTACATAACCAACACCATTTGGAATTGTGACTAGCAAAGTTGGAGTTGTACCGACGGTGATATTTGAGTGATTAAGAGCCATTGTTTTCCTTCTCTCGGATTATTGCTAAATTGTAATGCTTATTTCATTCGTCTGCGTTGAGAGCTTCATCTAAAGCAGCACCGTAATCAAATGTTGCATAATCTGTTTCAACAGGCATTGTAGAACAACGGCAGTTTGGATGAACTGGCAAATCATCACCTGTCAAACCATTAGAAAACTCACCATCTACATCAACTATCTCGCCGTCAATGTCACATTCTTCGTCATCAGGGTCAGCAGCAACCCATTGAATCTGCGCTACTCCTAATGCTTGATAAGAGTCCATAGTTGCCGCATTAGCAGCGCGTGAGCCTTCGGTTAAAGCAATGGTGAGTGAGCGTTCAGGGCTTGCTAGTAAATCTTCAATAGATGAAGCAAGTTTTGTAGGGCTTAATCCGACTGCAATTCCATCGGCCAACCGAGTACCTAAGCGGTCATAACTAGTGTTTTTCATATCTAATGACATGATCTTGATGCCGTTCAGCAGTTTCTCTAACCCGCCGGGTGGTTTTAATAAAGCAGAAGCGGCAGCGTTACCCGGCTTCCAAGTATCCCAATTCACTACTTCCTTGAGTGCGTTAAGGGCAAATTCACTTGGATTCCAGTTATGCGGTGGGTTCTTTTGGGCCTTCTTGTTGCGCTGAACCTTGCCAAATGCCTCATAGGTTGAAACAACGCCTGTCACATACATATCTGCGTAATGTTTCTTGAGCACTAGCTCTAAAGTGGTTTGATCTAGCGTGACATTGTGCATAGCCCACGCGCGAGCGCGAGCGCGATCTTGAGCAGGATTGTCAGACTTAACTGGGTGAGTAAGTGCGTAATCTAAGATGACTTTCTTCGCATCTACGCTCTTTCGAAGCGCGGCGCGGATTTTGACTGCTGCGTTAGCCGCTATGCGCCCATCTACCTGATGGACACCAAGGGTCATTGCAGATAAGCCTTAGCCAAGGAGTACGCAGTATCCATATCGCCATCAAAGGCACAACGATTAAGAGCCTCACCTACGATTGGGTCAATGACTGTAAATTCAAAGTCGCGGTAGGTAGCGCTACCCTTTTTAGCCCACTTAAGGTATCTCTGAACTTCATCGTTAGCGGCTTTAGCCATATCAGGTGTGCCAAGCCATACAGGAGCGGTATCCATACCAAGTAGCCACATAGCAAATAGGCGATGGTGTCCGTCAATGATGATGTTCTTCTCGCCATCGTTATAGACAAGCGGGTAGCCACGATAAGGAGTAAGGGCTTGACCCATAGACTCAATATGGTCAGCAACATTCTTACGGCTCATTCCATAGTTTGTGCCATAAAGTTCCTTGATATTAACAAGGGTGAGTTTGGCTTTCTCCCATACATCAGGGCTAACAATGTAATTACCTTCGGCGGTTTCAACTACAGGCCAAGGGCTTTCAACTGATTCAGCCAACTTCTCAGGGCTATCAGATGTTGGATGCTCTGCTGCCTCATTAGGCAAGATTGCTAGTCGAGATAGCGCATCTTTGACTTCTGACTTAGATGGAACGCCAGCCTTTTCAAAGTCTGCTGTATTGACGATGTCATCAGTTGGCTTTGGCGTGTCAGGTAAAGGCTTATCTTTGTTAGGTAAAGGCTTAACGCTTGTCTGTGAATCAGAAACAGAAGGTGCTGAAATAGCCTCAGGAAGTGGATTTGTGTCAGGGTCAATTTCTTCTTCTGATGCCCCTGCTGGATTAGCAGCATTAACAATTCCGTCAGGTGAGAATAGATACACGCCATTGCCAGCAACAAGGATTGGCTGATCGGCAGCAGGAGTATCAAGAAGTGGCAAGCCTAGTTCTGTACGGCGTTCATTGAGAGTCTTACCTCCACCGCGTACTTCAAGATCGGCTTTCTTTGCTTCTTCCTCTGTATCGTGAGCATCTTCGATCATAAACTTAAACTCAAGCTCGCGTGGCATACCGAGATATGTGTAAGAGATGTTTGTGAGCATACGAGAAATCCATTGAGCAAGTGGAGCGACACCAATAGATTGCGCTGCCGTTGCTTCTCCTGCTTGATGACCTGATGAACCTAAGCCACCGCGTTGAGAGAATCCGATTTCGGTTGGCAATACGCCAAAGTGACCTGTGATAGAAGTGATGAGGTACTCGTCAAGAGCAGACTTAAACTTCTCGCCGTAGCCTTCATAGAATTGTGGCGTTAGACCTGCTGGCAAGATGAGAGCGCGCTTACGCTGTTCTGTCTGTCCTGCAAGGTTGTCGTTAATAATGTTTTCATACTGCTTCATTACCAATGGGTCGTTACCAAAGTCAGCATCAGAAGTCAGCATCATTTCAGGTGTTACGCCATCGGTGTATTCAGCGCGTAGCCATTGCTGACGGCGCAAGTAAAGGTCAAGCAAAGGTAGAGCGCGTTCTACAGGTGATGAACCATAAACAGAGTTAGCTCTACGGTTGCGAACAAAGTAAGACAAGTCATCTGCGGTGAACTCACCATCTGCATCAGGGTCATCGCTGTTTGATTGAAATTCTGAACGAGGGAAGCCGTAAAGAATCTGCTGATAAGCAGCTTGTGGAGCCATTGGACGCATACCGCGATCGTCAAGCATTGGCTTAATAGTTGAGCCATCAAGGATTTGGAATCCGTATAAATCTCCACCTACAGTTTTCTGAGGCCAAATAGCCCAAGCATCAAGCACAAGGATTTCCTCAAGTGCCATCATCATCCAGTCAATGAAGGTCAATCCGTTTGAGCGATCAGGGTTCTCCCAAAAACTTCTTAGGCGATAAATATCTTCTGAAAAATTTTCGCGCGCGGTGGACATAGCGCGTGTGTGATCGCCACCAATTTCAGCAATGATCTTCTCTGAGGCGTTTTCTGAGATGACAATATCCCAATCCATACCTGAAATCTTTGCCTTAAGAACTTCGATACAACGGCGAGCAATGTCAATCTGTTCTGCTGCGCCTCTAAGAGTTTTGAACTGTACGAGCTTCTGCTCACTACCAATGTTTAAGTTTTGCGCTACTTGATATTCGTAACGGCGTGGGTCAGGTCTGCCATCAGGTCGTAGTGGGTTGATCGCGCCCGGCAAGATAGGTTGTCCGGGGCCGAATGGCACTCCTGACATAAGAGGGTTACGCAATAGCGGTGTCTGTTGTCCGTAAGTCTGATTCTGATTAGCGTTACGCATATCTTGTTCGCTCATCACAACTGCACCTGCTGGCAAGTTCACATTTGGTGCTTTTTCAATTTGATCTGCTACTGCTTTTGCTAGACGGTCAATTAAACCCAATGTCAGCTCCTTGATAATGCCCCTTTTGGTTCAGGCTTTGCTAATGATAACGCTTATGGTGTTAGTGCGTATTAGTAGTAAAGATAAACAACGCCAGCACCACCGCTTCCAGCAGTACCACCAGTAGAAGCACCGCCTCCACCACCACCGCCTGAGCCACCATTACCGCCATTGTTAGCAGAAGCATTAGCCCCAACAGATGTGTAACCTGCTCCGCCACCGCCACCGCCAAAAGATGTTCCTGTTCCAGTTGAACCAGTTCCACCTGCGTAAAAATCTCCAGTACCGCCGTTACCACCTGTGCCTGTACCTGATGTTCCTGCTGCTCCGCCACCGCCAGTAATAAGACCACGACCACCAGCGCCAACAGTTACAGTTCCAGTTACCGTTGTGCTACCACCGCCACCGCCAGTTGAAACACCTGCGCCAGCACCAAAACCAATTGCACCACCATTGCTTGCATAACCAAGTGCGCCACCTGAACCACCTGCTGAGGGCGCACCAGTATATGAAGGTGTGCTTGAAAAAGTAGTTGCTGTTGTTGCGCCTGCTGCGCCACCACCAGCCGTGTTTGCAGCACCACCATTACCACCACCAGCCATAACCATTCCATAAATACTTGGATTGCCATTGTTTCCTGCTCCAGCAGTTGAAGAGCCAGTACCACCTGCTCCTACTGTGACTGTATTTGAAACATAAGTCCAACCTTGTGAATAACCACCTGCACCGCCACCACCACCGCCACCAGTTGTCTGTGATGAACCTGCACCACCGCCACCAATTACGACTGCATAGATTCGGTTTGTACCAGCAGGGATACCAGTAACAGAGAATGTTCCAGCAGTAGCAAAAGTTTGGCGAAGTTGTAGCCCATAAGGAGTATCGGTGAATGATGAGTTGTTATAGATAGATACTGTCATTGTTCGCTCCTAGTAGTAAAGGTAAAGTATTCCTGCGCCACCTGCGCCAGAAGTTGTGCTCATAGCACCACCGCCACCGCCACCAAGTCCACCTGCTCCAGCAGTTGTACCCGAAGCAGCAGTTCCATTACCTACAACACCAGCACCACCACCGCCAGCGCCGTTTGTACCAGTA